AAAACTTGTTTTACCTTAATAACAGATATGAGTTATTTTAATAGAGCAAAACGTACTATAATAGATTTAAGGACAAAAGGAAATTGGAAAGACGATATAGTTTTAATTACAATAGATTTTGATTTAAATACTAATTTTAAGGATTATTATAATATTATTGAAGTTAAATTTCCATTAATAGATAAAACAGAATTACTAAATAAAATAGGTAAAAATGGTTTTTCAAATAGTGATGGTAGAGAAATTAATAAATTAAATCAGTGGGAAAAATTACATATTTTTGATAAATATTTTTTTAAATGGGATAGAGTTATATATTTAGATGCTGGATTAAGAATTTTAGATGATATAAAATTTTTTTTAGAATTAGATTTTAAAAATAAATTATTAGCACCTTATGATGGAAAAATTTATGACAAAAATAAATTTAATTCTCAAGTATCTTTTGATAATAATAATTTGATTGAAAAACTTAAAAATATATATGGAGAGAATATATTAAATGAGAATTATTTTTTAAATTGTATATGGATTTATGATACAAATATATTAAATTTAGTTAATAAAAATGAATTAATAGAAGCTATGAATACTTGGGTTTTTTGTAAAACAAATGAAATGGGTATTATGAATTTAATATTTCATTTTAAATATAATTTATGGGAACCTTTACCTTTTAAATTATCAAATGATAAAATATTATTTGATTGGTGTGAATTAAATAATCCAAATACTAATTGGAAAGATTATATTTCTCTTAAATATCCTGTAACTATATCATTTGAAGATTGTTAATACTTTTTTGAAATAATAAAAACTATAATATATAAGAGTTTTAGAGAAATTTATTTTCATATTCTTAAGAAAAAGTATTAGAAAAATACTTAAAATAATACTTATTATATATAATATAAGTATTATTATGATAAGAAGAATTCAATATGAAATTGAAATGATAAAAAAAGAAAGACCAGATTATTTTTTAATATATAATATTCCATATAATTATAATAATTCTATAACATTCCATTTAATAAAAGAATTTTTTGATGTAATAATAATATTTGAAAAATCATATCCATTTACTCCACCAAAATTATTATTTAATTATGAACCATTACCACATATTTATAATAAAGGAAGTGAATGTTTAAATTGTACTTCTTTATTATGTAGTAATAATTGGCTTCCAGTAGTAAAAGTATATGATTTACTTAAAGATTTAGATATATTAATAAATGCATATTATAGAGAAAAAGCGTCAAAATCATTAAAAGAAGTAAAAGAATTAAAATATTTTAATAATTTACCTTATGATATTATAGAAAAAATTATTTCTTTTGTTTAGAGCAGTATAAGTAATCTTATATATTATAGTTTTCAAACAAAAATAATTACCATTTACTTGCTTTTTTAACATTAATTTTAGGTCCAGCACCACGTTTTTTACTTTTAGAAGGATCATATTGTTCTTCAGGGTCTTCGTCAGGTAATCCTGAAGATAATTCCCAGAATTCTTTTGAACCTAATCTAAAATCATTATGAGAGTCTGCTTTATACCAAAAAACTTGATCGTGTAATTTATTTGATTTAGCATTATTATTTATAACTAAACATTCATAATTTTCGGTACATTGATCCATAACTTGACAAAATGATTCAAATGTTGGAAACATCCCAGCATAATTTTCATAAATTCTTTTTCTATTAGCAATATAATTTTCTCTTAAAATAAATACAAAATCTACATTTGTTCTTAATGTTGGAGGAATACCTAATGGATATTGCATCGTAATTATTAACATAATCTTCCAATGACGTCCATTTAAGAAAAGTAATCGCATTAATTTATCACGAGACCAAGTATTATCATATAAACAATCATCTAATATTACAAATGCTCTAGGATCAATTGAAGAATGTTTATAAGTTTCTACTTCTTTTTTTACTTGTTTTAATACATTTTTTTGACGTTTTAATATATTTTCAATAATTGCTTGATTATATTCATTATGAATAAATAAACGGGGCACCATTTTACCATAAAATCCATTACCTTCTTCTGTTCCTGATATTACAGTACCAATAGGAATATCTTGTTGATAATATAATAAATCACGAACTAAAAAGGACTTACCAGTATCACGCCTTCCTATTAATACAATAACAGGACCTTTATTTTCATTAGGTTTAAAATGAATACTTTTCATATCAAATTTTTTTAACTCTAATGTCATACTTATATTTTTTAAGAATTATATTTTATATTTATTTAACGAATATATAAATATTTAGGTTTAATTTATAAGAAAATTTATATTATAAAATCCTAAAAGATAAAATGTTAAATTATCAGAAAAGAAAAAATTTAGAATTATTTCAAACTTTAGAAAAAAGTGATGGACTTTTTCTCTCTAACATACAAAACTATATTCCTATATATAATAGATTTTTTAATCTTAATCATACTAATTTTAATAATATTAATTTAAATAATAATTGGTATTTATGTAATATTAAACATAATATTGAAAATATTGATAATTTATATTTTTGTAAATTGAAAAATATTAAAAATGATAAAGTTAAAATGAAAGAAGTTTTTTTTAAATTAGCACCTTTATTAGACCCATTTAAATATATGGTTGGAAAATATGATTTAAATAATCCTAATTTATTTAATTTACCAAATTTAAATTCTAATGATACTAATTGTAATTCAAAAATTTTAGATTTTAATAATAGTTCTTATATTGATTCATTTTTCTCATATTTAACAAGTAAATTAAAATATCAATATAATTTTATACATGGAATTGATTTTTATGGTTCCTATTTAGCTATTAAAAATAATTATAAAATAAATATTTATTATGATTTAGATTATTTAGTTAATTCTGACTTTTTTAATAAAAATAAAAATATATTATTTAAAGTTGATGATTATAATCATTTATTTAATAATACTAAATTAATACCTATTGAGATTGGTAATGAATTATCTAATAAATCTTTATTATCTTTTGAAGATTTAAAAGATGAAACTTTATTAAATGATAATTTCACTTCTAGTAATCAAATAAATAATAAAAATATTAGTGAAAATAATTTAAACTTAAATAATAATGATGAACTAATAAATATAGATATTTCCAAACCATTTAATAGTTTTTCTCTTGAAATTAAAAATGATAATTTTAATAATGAATATAATAATATTAAAAAATCATTATCTTTAATATCTAATACTAATTCTACTTGCTCTTCTAGAACATCTTATACTAATGATAATGAGATTGATAATATTAATAATAATGAGGATTATCTTTATAAAAACGAGGAATATAATATAGAGAATGAAGATGATGATGATAATAATGAAGATGATGAAGATGAAGATGATAAAGATGATGAAGATGATGAAGATATAAATAGTTATAATGATAATGAAGATAATGAGAAAGAAGATGATGAAGATGATGAGAAAGAAGAAGATGAAGAAGATGAAGAAGATGAAGAAGATGAAGAAGATGAGATAATAAATGCTACAATAGATAAATTTCCAGTTCAATTAATATCTATGGAATATTTAGAGGATACATTTGATAATTTAATAATAAATAATGAATTAGAAGATGAGGAATGGTTTTCAGCATTTATGCAAATAATAATGATATTAATAACATATCAAAAAGTATTTAATTTTACGCATAATGATTTACATACAAACAATATAATGTATAATAATACAGATAAAAAATATTTATATTATTTATATAATGAAAAATATTATAAAGTTCCTACATATGGAAGATTATTTAAGATAATAGATTTTGGACGTAGTATATATAAATATGATAATAAAATATTTTGTAGTGATAGTTTTCAAATAGGAGGTGATGCGGCCAGTCAATATAATACAGAACCATATATTAATGATAAAAAACCACGTTTAGAACCAAATATGAGTTTTGATTTATGTCGTTTAGCTTGTTCTATTTTTGATTATTTAATAGATGATATTGATGAAGTTAAAGATATATCATTAATAGATAATCCTGTAAAAAAACTAATAGTAGAATGGTGTTTAGATGATAAACAAGTAAATATGTTATATAAAGCAAATGGTGTAGAGAGATATCCTGAATTTAAATTATATAAAATGATAGCAAGATGCGTTCATAAACATATACCATCTAAAAATTTAGAACGTCCAGAATTTTCTCAATATTGTGTTAATAAAAATACTATAAAAATAGATGAATTAATAAATATAGATAATATTCCGTCTTTTATAAATGAATTATAATAAAAATATAATATAATAAAAAATATGGATAATTTAGATGATTTTTGTTTTATAATAATACGTCATGTTAATTCTTTAATTACAAATGAATATTGGAATCATAATGTAAAATTATTAAGATCTTTTTATCCAGAAATACAAATAATAATTATAGATGATAATAGTGATGATAATTTTTTAAAATCTAATTTTGAATATAAAAATTTAAGAATAATAAAATCAGAATATAATAGAAGAGGTGAATTATTGCCATATTATTATTTTTTAAAATATAAATTTGCTAAAAATGCTGTTATTATACATGATAGCACTTTTATACATAAAAGAATAAAATTTGAGAATTTAAAAAATATAAATGTATTACCATTATGGCATTTTAATAAAGATAATGAAAATATTGAAAATATAAAGAGAATAATAAAATACTTAAATTATAATTATTTTTTAGAAGATAATTTAGAAGTTAATGATCCTATAATAAAATTATATAATATAAATAAAAAAAATATATGGTATGGATGTTTTGGTTGTCAATCTATAATAAATTATAATTTTCTTTATAATATAGATAAAAAGTATAATTTAAGTAATTTAATAAATGTAATAAATTGTAGAGCAGATAGATGTTGTTTAGAAAGAATATTAGGTTGTATATTTTTTATTGAAAATCCAAAGATTATAATTAGAAAATCATTATTAGGAAATATATTTAATTATCAAAAATGGGGTGAAACTTATCAAGATTATAAAAATAAATTTGATAAAAAAATTATAGAGAAAGGAGTAATAAAAGTATGGACTGGTAGATAATAAAAATATTAAAAACCAGGATTATCAGTAAAAACAGGTGTATTTTTATTAATATTATTACCTTCACTCATTAATTGTCCTATTTGTCTAATAAAAAAATTTCCAATAATTATACTAAAATAAACGATTAATGTATCTTTAATTATAACTTTTAATGGTTTATTTTCTTTTTCAATAACTCTCATTTCTATGAATTTTAAAATTAAATAAGTAATTGATATTAATCCAGAAATAATAAATATATTATTCATTTAATTTAAATAAAATAATAATAGTTATTTTTAAGTTTTACGCAAAAATATAATAATTACATATTTTATTATTTTCAAGTTATCTTATTATTATAGAGAAAAATAATAATTCTTTATATTGAAAATTATAATATATATTTTTTGAACTTAAAGACTTTTGTTTTTTTCTCTTAAAGTTAAAATATAAAAAGTATAATAAACAATATAACATTATTTTGAAAGTATAAAAATCTATAATTATAAGAGTTTTATATATTATTATTATAGGGAAAAATAATAATTCTTTATATTAAAAATTATAATATATATTTTTTTAACTTAAAGACTTTTGTAGTTTCTCTTAAAGTTAAAATATAAAAAGTATAATAAACAATATAACATTATTTTGAAAGTATAAAAATCTATAATTATAAGACTTATATATCTTATAGTTATAGAGAAAAATAATAATTCTTTATATTGAAAATTATAATATATATTTTGTTGAACTTAAAGACTTTTGTATTTTCACTTAAAGTTAAAATATAAAAAGTAAAAAAATCTATAATTATAAGAGTTTAATATATTATAGTTATAGAGAAAAATAATAATTCTTTATATTGAAAATTATAATATATATTTTTTGAACTTAAAGACTTTTGTATTTTCTCTTAAAGTTAAAATATAAAAAGTAAAAAAATCTATAATTATAA